GCTGTCGATAATCCGGAGCTCGCGGCCACGATGCGCGAAAACCTCAATGCTATTCGCGCTGAGGCCAGCGACAATAGCATGAGCAACGCTTTCCGGGCATTTGCTGCCTGTATGATTAACCGGGGGATCTGATGGCTGCCAACGAATTCCTGACGCAATGCGAGCGCACTGTTAACGCCGCCGCTGGCCGCGAGCTGTCGGCTGATGAAATGGAAGGGCTGGTGCGCGATATGCGCGACACAACAAACCGTATACTTGCCAGCAACGAGGCGCTGTCACTCGAAGAGGCAGCCATGCGTGCCGCCGAAGAACTAAGTAACGCTGACGTGCTGGCAAAACAGATTGAAGCGCGCAATAAAGCGATTAACACACGCGTGGCGGCTCAGCGACTCGGCGAGCTGCGCACTATCTGGAAAGACCGCCCGGATATAGGACTGGAGGCGATACTGGTAGGGCGTAACGATGCGCGCACCGGGGCGCGCCGGTCAGTATCCTCAGAGGTGGCGCAACTTCGCGGGAAATATCACGCAGGCATCAATTACGATTTCGACCGAGCCGGACTGGTTAAATTCATCGCCAGCGGCAGCAACGACCGTGAAATCGCTGACGCAATGTGGCGAATTGGCCGCGGCGAATCTACCGAAGGAATGACGAAACAGTCGGTCAGTGCGGCGCAGATTATCATGAAGTGGCAGGAAGCGGCACGCATCGACGAGAACCGCGCTGGGGCGTGGATACGCAAAGAGCCGGGCTATATCGTTCGACAGTCGCATGACATCATGAAGATCCGCGCTGCCGGGTATGATGCCTGGCGCAATGCAATCCTTCCGCGCCTGGATGAGCGCACATTTGATGGCGTCGCCGACCGCGATCAGTTCATGCGGAACGTGTATAACGGTCTGGCCTCTGGCGTTCACCTGACATCAGAAAAGCCAGACTGGATGAACGGCTTCAAAGGCTCGGCAAATGCGGCGAAGCGCGCCAGCCAGGAGCGCGTGCTGCATTTCAAAGACGGGATCTCCTGGCACGAATACAATCAGCAGTTCGGAACCGGCAGTCTGCGCGAAGCATTATTCGGCGGCCTTAACAGCGCGGCGCGCAATACAGGCATGATGCGCATGTTGGGAACCAATCCCGGCAATATGTTCAAATTCCTCACAGACACGCTGGCAGAGGACGTAAGCAAGTCGGGTAATCCGGCGGCCCTGGCTGACTACATGACCAAAGTTCGGCGCCTAAATCGCACGGTTATGCCGCAGGTTGACGGCTCGCTGAATATCCCTGGCAGTGTTGGATGGGCCAATGCCTCAGCCGCGGTGCGCGGCTGGTTGCGTATGAGCCAGCTCGGTGGCGCCGTTATCTCTTCATTCAACGACGTGCCGATCGCCGCTACTGAAATGCGCTACCAGGGGCAGAACTTTATGCAGGCGGTGCTCGGCGCCATGAAAGGGCGTTTCTCCAGGTATAACAGCGCAGAGCAGAAAGAGATCCTGTCGTCCATCGGCGTTTATTCTGACGCCATGACGCAGGAAATCATCCGGCGCATCTCCGGCGACGACTCGCTTACCGGGAAAATGGGGCGCGCCCAGCAGCTGTTTTTCAAATATAACCTGATGAATTTCTGGACCGAGAGCGGACGCAACTCCAATGCTCTGATGATTACCAACTGGCTGGCTAAAAATGCTGACCAGCCTCACGGCAGCCTGCCGGAAGACCTGCGGCGCGTACTCGACCTGCACGGTATCGGTGACCGGGAATGGGAAATTTTCCGCAACATGGACATGGCTGACAGCGAGGGTCGCAAGTTCATGACGACCAGCGGCGTCCGTGGCGTGCCGGATGATGTGATTGCCCGGTATGTTGAAAGCAAAGGGCTGAACCCAACGGATCGCGCAATCGCCGACGCGCGCGACCAACTCGAGGGTCAGCTGCGCGGCTATATCCTCGATCGCCTGAACATTGCGATGTCCGAGCCTGGCGACCGCACACAGGCGTTTATGAAGATGGGCACTGTGCCCGGAACCGTGGCCGGCGAGGCGATCCGATTCGCTGGGCAGTACAAATCTTTTACAGCCAGTTTCATGCAGAACGTGCTCGGGCGTGAGGTTTTTGGCCGCGGGTATACCCCGGCGGGGCTCGGGGAATCGAAAACCACTTCGCTTACCAATGCGCTGATGCGTAACGGGAATGGCGCTTTCATGGGCGCCGCGAATCTCTTTGTCTGGGCGACTCTGTTTGGCTACGTCTCAATGCAGGCAAAGCTGATGCTGAAATGGCAGACGCCGCGCCCGGCAGATGCGAAAACGTTTCTTGCGGCTGCGGCACAGGGTGGCGGGCTCGGCATCCTCGGGGATTTTATGTTCGGCGAGGTAAACCGGATGGGGGCAGGTCCGGTAACGTCTCTTATGGGGCCGGCGGCGTCCAACGCTGACAGCATCATCACGCTGCTGCAGCAGACCACGCGCGGGGAGGCAGATTTGGGAGACTGGTATCGAACGACGCTGGACAACACGCCATTTCTTAACATTTTCTGGCTGCGCACGGCGATGAACGGTTTGATCCTGAACCGGATACAGGACTCTCTGGACCCCGGATCGCTTGAGCGTTATCAGCGTCGCGTAGAGCGGGAGCAGGGCAACGAGTTCCTGATTCCACCTTCGCAGTTTATGCTGGGGAAATAATATGGAAAATGATGAGGGCATTGAAGAAATAAGGCGCGTTGAGCTCGATTATTTTGATTCAAAACGAAAAGAAAAGATTGGTCTTTACTTCATGATTTTTGGTTTATTTATGATCGTCATGAGTTTTATTGGATGGTCTTTAGATACCAGATTCATGCAAGGATTTATTTTCGGTGGCAGTTTGCTATTTTGGCTCTTCACGCGAGAGCAAACCGCAAAGCATAAGGCTCTTCTCGATAGAATTTGCATGCAGAGATATGGTAAAGACTACCTTAGTTCCGTCAATGAAATTTATAGTGAAAGAGCAAAGTCGTCTTGGAAACCATTCACATAATAAAAAGCCCGCTTAAGCGGGCTTATTACTCTTGTTGCTTCTTTGATATATGTTTCTTCCGCTTTTTGTTACACGAACAACGTGGCCTCTGGTTTCTACTTTGTTATTTGTTGCTTTATATACTTCAAAATCAAACCATGATATATAACTTATTTCGTCTATAGATACCATGATCTCAAGTCCTTGTACTTTCTTTTTGCTAATTCCTCTTATTGCTGCATTCCGCTTAACCTGTATTTCACCAGGGTAAGCATTAGTGAATGTAACTGATAAACTTTCTTTGTTTCTGTATCCTGACATTAAAGGCACAAATGATATATGCTGATGAGGTCCCTGATTTTCAGTTGGTTCACCAGACCCATTTATTATCCCAACATATACTTTATTGGATGATAAAGTGATCAGCATTGGTCGCTTTGGATCTGATTCAATAGCATCAAGCAATAGCAAGTCTAAAGAACCTTGTGAGTAAGTTTTCCGTAATACTCTGGCTTTCATGGCCTCTGTTTTTTGGTCGTAAATATCACGTTTATAAAAACAACCAAGCAGAAAATCTTTCACCCAAATAACTGATACATAACATAAAGAAAAACAAATAGATGTAAATGACAGAAGAAGTAGCCACACGTAAATTCTATCTGTTTCCGGTTTTGACGTTACATTGAAATTTTTCACCATATCGTGAACAAGGTGAAAATCAGGCCATTTATATTTTATAGCGGCTGCAATTATTACTGCTGCAACCAAGCAATATGTGCCTAAGGCCGCTACTTTCATGTAAAGAAGTTGGCCTTCATGTCGATATAAACGGAAATAATGATACTGGTTAGCGGTTATCATAATGTAACCGCTAACCAAAATGGGAATGATTAGAAGAGCTAGCAACACTATTTCCTTACAGTTGCGAGATCCTGTTTAACAATTGCAGCGGCGAGACGACGCATCTCCTTAACCTCAGGAAGTTCAGAAATTTGCTGTGATGAAATGTATACCCCACCACGCTTGTTAACCTGCGCTGATGCCGGAACTTCTGCACTTTTTGCCTGAGGGCTGGGTGCATTATCCCTCGTTTTAGTACGAGCGAACCAAAATCCCATATTTCCTCCTCATGTAAACGCTTGGTTTACCTTTAAGGTAATCGTACTCAAAAAAGAGCAATGATGCAAAATGAATCAGCATGAAACGGCGTGACCCGCATTTACACGGATCACGCATCTGGAAGGGTTAATGCTGTTCTGCCTGGCTCATTATGAACGCCGCGTGGGTGCTGATCTCATCCATGCAGCGCTTCATGCTGGTGACGTAGTTGCACATTGATGTCCACTCAACAAGGGCAGCGCTGACATCGTGGCCGTCTCTGGTCAGTTCCTGTAAGAGATTGTTAAGGTTCGACTGCTGGGTCAACCCGCGCACCCCATCGGCATTATGAATGTGTTCATAGTAGCTGGCGCGGGCAGGGTAGTTATACGTCTTTGCAGTTTCAGACTTCATCGCCTCGAGAATGGCTGGCATAAAACTGGCGACCACTTTCTGCGCTTTATCAGCCGGGGAAATCTCTTCGCGAACGTAACGGCCTGTGCGGCGGATTTGCGGAAGAACCTCGCCAGTTACCCATTCTAGAAATCTGAAAGCTCGAGTCCCTTCAGTCATTGCTTCTTTGCAACGAAGCATGATGATGTATAGTCCTGATTCTGATACAACTGATAACTCTTGTTTGCCACCAGGGGTCTGTATTGAATACAGACCCTTTTTGTTCCAGCCTCTTTTATCAAGCTTTCTGGCCTGTGTGACATCAATATTCAAGGCATCGCATACATCCTTGGTAACAAACCATGGTTCACCGTCGATCATAAACATACGGATGTTGCAGGCCGATTCGAAAGAAAAAACTGAAGGGTTGGTATTCATAGTGATTCTCCTGTGACTAGGACGATCACCACCACAGAGACCAATCTGAATTGGTGGTGAACTGAACGGAGTTGGTCTTACCGGCGTCACAGGGAACCGGCGTCCTTTCGGACCCCCGCCCAGCCCACCATTGAATAGGTACGCTGAAGCGTAAGCACAAAAAAACACGCTAGCGCGTGTCGTGCGCTGTGACATTAACCGGGAGACCAATCCCGGCACCGGATTTTGCCGGTGCCCAATCACTATGGCGCAGTGAAAATTTATTGTCAAAGCACCAAAAAGGTAAAGTATTTGGCCGTTGAGGGCAACTATTACCTGTCGGAACTAACGAATGCTCTTCTTGAGGCTCAGGACGCAGTAGTCAAGATGTGTCTGAATATCACTCAGGGAAAGCTGCGTGCTGGTGACGTAATTGACAAGCGCTACCAGTTCGGCGGCTGCGCCGCTTACGTCATGTCCGTCCTTCTCCAGTTCTCGAATCAGCTCCAATAGGTGCGATTTTTCAACCAGTTCCATAACGCCACGAGGGCTATTCAGTGCCCCCAACCTTCCCTCATCAAGAGGGTGATGATACTGCGACATGCCGCCTCCTTCATCTAAGTACTGTATATATATACATATATCAGAAGGCTGCTATTTACTCCAGTAAAATCACCTTACCTATAGGGTAATTTGTTGCCTTCTATGAGGTAATGATAATTCATAATGGGTTTGACAGGTTATAGAATGCTCATATGCATAGCGCAAAGGGCGCGGCCATACTGGAGCTGATGACATGACCGTTTCGACCGAAGTGGACCACAACGACTACACCGGCAACGGGACAACCACCAATTTTGATTACAATTTCCGGGTATTCAAAAGGACAGATCTGGTGGTTTCCGTGCTTGATCTCGATAACAACCTCACAGAGCTTATCCTCGACACTGATTACACCGTCACTGGAGCTGGTGGCTATAACGGAGGCAAAGTCATTCTTAGCGCGCCATTGGCGAACGGGTGGAAAATATCGATATCCCGTAACCTGCCTCTAACTCAGGATACGGACTTGCGTAATCAGGGGAGCTTTTTCCCGGAGGTGCACGAGGATGCCTTCGACAAATTGACCATGCTCATCCAGCAGGTTTGGTCGCGTTTCTCACTGGCTCTTCGTAAACCCAGCAACCTGGCGAACTGGTATGACGCGCTCGGCAATTACATAAGGAACGTTAGAGATCCGTCACAGCCCCAGGATGCAGCCACGAAGAACTATGTAGACACCTTTCTTGGCCGCACTCTGCGTGTACCTGAGCCGATTAACACGTTGCCTAGTGCTGAAGTGCGAGCAAATAAAATCGTGGCATTTGATAATGCTGGCAACCCGATAGTTGTTTTACCTCAATCTGGATCTGCTTCTGATGTGCTGATTGAGCTGGCAAAACCAACAGGAGCCAGTCTTATCGGTTCAAAATCTGGAAATACCGTTCAGGAAGTGTTAGATGTTATCCATCAATCCCTTAATGATGCGTCAGCATCAACTTATAGATTAAAAAATCTGAAGTTTCTTGCGGGTGCCAACAAAAAAATCAAGTCGGGAGAATCATTAAGAATTGTTTGCGTAGGTGACAGTATTACTGCTGGGTACGATGTAAATTCGCCGGATAAGATCCCTGCCGATAATGGCGACTGGGCAACTCATGCGCCGATACAGTATCCGTTGCAAATACAAACCCAGCTAAACTTCTATACATCGGCATCAGTGACAGTGGTGAACAGGGGGTATTCAGGGGATACAGCTAAAGCGTGTTACAACCGATGGACAACTAACCCTAACTCACACGTTGCACACATCATGCTGGGAATTAATGACGCGCTTGGTACTTCTGGTGCAACATTTGACGAATATTTTGATTACATGGAAAGGTTAATCAGAAGATATGTTGATTGGGGGTGTGGTGTTGTTTTGCACACTGTAACATCTAAGACATTTAATAATATTAATGACTCATCCACATACTTCACTCAATCACTTAGGGCGCTTGCAGAAATGTACGGTTGCCCTATTTTTGAAAGTGAAGAAGTACATGAGTTTAGACTTTATTCTGCCGTGCATTCTGACGGGACACACTTCAATAAAACAGGTTACGCATTGTATGGTGATGCAGTAACTGCATTTATTTTATCTGGTGGATGGGTTCATCAATATAGGAAGGTTAACTCCTTAACTATGATGCAAACTGGCCGCTCATCGGAGGGTATCGGTTTCTTCTCAAAGGGTGCCGATCTGGCGACAGACCTCTCTAATTCATACCTTACTAACGGAAGTGTTGGTAGAATTCCAGCTAATACGGCTGGCGTTATCTCATATCATTTTTATCTGGACTGCGACATTGCCAATATAGCTATTATCGGTAATGTTACTGACTGTCTTCTTTCGTTAAGCAGAACATATGATGGGGGTGATTCGGCTTCTAACAGGTTGACGATAAAGGCTATCCAGAATCGGCGAATCTTTGAGACTACCCAAGTGATAGTGCCCGCAGGTAGATCTGGTTCTGGGAGGAATACTCTGGCAGGAACATTGGTAGGTCGAGGATGGAAAACAGTTTTTGTGCAGTTTGATGGACGTCAGACTATAGATAGATATGCTCAGGGTATTGTCATTGAGCCTATCAGGCCATCTGAGGCGACACAGCTTAACTTTGGCAATTTCCGAAAAGCTAAAGATGACGTGCTTGTTGTTCAGTTGCCAAGCTACTCACCAACAGGAACGGCAGCAACACCACCTTCTGCTGTGTCTATTTCTGGAGATCAGTATTTTCCTCTGCCTGATGGTTTATATCCGTTCGTTGGTCCAGCGGGAAGTTTTTTTGATTCAGCGCCGGTATATGTAACCATCGAGACCTTTGGAAGTTCTGATGCTACAAACCATCCAAACGGTATTACGCAATTTATTCTACGGAGGGCAGGGACATCTACAACTTTGACGATTGAAAAAGTTTATTCTACAGCTACGGCAAGCGTCATTCCCACCTCTGCAGGAATTGGGTCGTCTGCCTACATTGAAAATATACAGGGAGCAACAAACGTAAGTAAAACAACAGACCCTATTACGACTGCGCAAGGATGGCTGTGGATGACATTCCCGACGACCTCTTATACTGGTTATTATCGTATAGAGATCCGGTGTGCAAGTAAAGGAGCGCAGAGTGCCTGGCTTGGTTAAGCCTGGCAATTAGAATATGTGATCTTTTCAGTGAACATATATTCTCCAGTCTTGTCATTAGCATTGATGATAAGGCTGGAGCCATCATCTTGGTGATGCTTTTGGCAAAATTCTTTTGTCATGGTTTTTATGATATGTCGCTTGAAATTAATGTAAGAGGATTTCATTTGAGGAGTATATGTCGATTCTGCATAGCCAGGACTTACTGTCAAATCAATTGAAATATCGGAATCCCCATTCTTAACCTCAGCGCAATTCAAAATATTATATGGACCATTATCTTTTATTTCTAAATCTGTCATGCATTCCTGAGAAAATGCCAACGAGGAAAAGAGATACACTGGAACTAAAAAACGTTTCATACATTCCCTATTAAATTGTTTGTGTTATTAGTTTAAGCTTCATATTAAAAGGACGATCCCTATATTTCATTCCAACATCCCATCAGAACCCAGCTTAATCATAAGATAGCAGTCTGACTTTAGATTTCCACCGATTCTATACGGAAAGGATGATAGTGCAACCCATAGGTTCAAATAAGCTTAAAAGCTCACGACGAGGAGCAGATTTTATCAGGCTGCCTAGTGATACAGAAGTATCCCTTGGCCCACTACGGTGGGCTTTTTAATACCTGTAAGGTAATATTGTTAAGAGTAATCCGAGGTAATATTATCCAATTATGGTTTATTGTGTATCATGAACTCACCAACTAAGGGGGTTCTTATGCACATTAAACGGTGGTTACTATGTCAACCACGATGACAGCGGACACTTTAAATCAGTCTCTTAGCATCGGTGCGTTGGCTTCTGTGTTGGCCGGAGTACCTCCAGAGGTAGCGCTGGGTGCCCTCGCAGGCGCGGTAATATTTGTTACTTCGGCGGTTGAGTACCCCATTAGACGGCGGGTACTGCTGGCAGTTCTCAGCTTCCTCTGCGGCCTTCTTTTTTACAAAGCGACAGCGGCCATTCTGATTGGCATCGCCAGCCTTATTCCAACGATTACGCAGGACTCGTTTGAAAAAGGCATCGTATTTGCTGCGGGCGCTTTCGTGTCCTCCATTGTGGCCGTACGCATTGGCATCTGGCTCTATCACCGTTCTGAAAATCCACGCGACCTGATCCCGGGGAGAAAAGACGATGACCAGCCCTGAAGTACTGCTGCTGCTTAACGCCATAATCTGCGCGGGTATCGCCATCCGTGTCCTGCTTTTCCGCCGGGAAGGTGCGCGCCATCGCTGGTGGGGTGGCTGGCTTGCGTATGTCGTGATTGTTGTGGCCGCCAGCGTCCCCGTGAGGACCTTCTACGGCTATTACATCCTCCCTGACTGGTCCGACGTAATTATCAAAGCGGTATTTCTCGCCGCGCTGATAAAGACGAAAGGAAACGTCGTTCAGATTTTCAAAATATCGAGGTCCCAACATGGACATTAAAACGTTCCAGAAAGCAGCCGGCATTTCTCCTGAGCTGGCGGCGCGCTGGCATTCTCATATCATCGCAGCGATGGCTGAGTTTGGCATTACAAAGCCGGTGGATCAGGCGATGTTCATTGCCCAGGTCGGGCATGAATCTGCAGGGTTTAATTCGCTGGTAGAAAGCTTTAACTACAGCGTAGCCGGGCTGCGCTCCACGTTCTCTAATCGCCTGTCTATGGACCAGATAAATGCGCTCGGCCGCAAGCCTTATGAGAAGTCTCTGCCGCTGGAGCGCCAGCGCGCAATCGCGAATCTGGTATACAGCAAGCGCATGGGGAATAACGGGCCCGGCGATGGCTGGAATTACCGCGGTCGCGGCCTGATCCAAATCACCGGGCTAACCAATTACCGCGACTGCGGCAACGGCCTCAAAGTCGATCTGGTGTCTCAGCCTGAACTGCTGACGCAGGACGATTATGCCGCGCGCAGCGCTGCCTGGTTTTTCGTGAGTAAAGGCAGCCTGAACTACCCGGGCGATGTTACGCGCGTAACGCAGATCATTAACGGCGGCCAGAACGGTATCGACGACCGTCGAGAGCGGTTTAACGCAGCATGCAAGGTGCTCTGATGTCGGCGCTATGGGTTTTTGTCAAAGCATGGTGGAAGCCGTTGCTGTTTCTGATGCTGCTCGCTGCGGCGCTCTATTACCGGACAGAACTCACAAAAACAGAGGCATCTTTAACCAAAGTTAATCGTGAATTAAATCTGGCTAAAGACACCATTAAAGACATGCAGACGCGCCAGCGAGACGTCGCGGCACTCGATGAGAAATATTCTGGAGAACTGGCAGATGCTCAGGGTAAGATTGATCAGCTTGAACGTGATGTTGCTGCTGGCAATAAGCGGCTGCGCCTCAACGCAACCTGTGGAAAGAACGCAGCGACCGGCGCCACCGGCCTGGATGATGGCACCGGCCCCAGACTTACTGACGCCGCTCAACGGGATTATTTCACCCTCAGGGAGCGAATAGAGACCGTCACCAGCCAGCTCAATGGACTTCAGCAATACGTCCGCGATCAATGTCTGAAATGA